CATATAATTGTTTAGGCATATCATGTAGGTCTTCCATTGTAACATCTAATAAGTTGGCGTCAATTCTTTCTGCAATTCTTTCCTCTGCCATCTCTAATGTAATATACAATACATTAAGACCTTGCAACAAATAACTTGAAGCAACATGACACATAAACAAAGATTTACCAACACCAGTACCAGCAAGAGCAATATTCAAAGTCTTACTAGGAACACCACCTTTGGTAATTCTATTCATATAATCTAAATCAAATTGATATCTCTTCTCTTTTGTATGATAGAATTTAAATCTAGCTTCTGCGTCTTCAATATAATCGTGACCAACTGATTTGTCAAATGATACAGCCAATGCTTCTGATAAGATATGTGGTATTGCCTCTGGTGTTTGTTTCTTATCTTTGCCATCTAAGATTTTAATACCACTTAATACTGCGTTGTGAACAGCACGGTCTTTACAAAACTTTTCTGTAGTTTCAAGTAACCATTGTTCATCAGCTTCAGAGTTTTCTACTGCAACAACATAATCTTTTATGTGTGATAATTCTTCTTCATTAATATCACGCCTTTGTGATAATTCAATTAACATAGCGTCTTTAGTAGGAAGATTATTATACTTTTCAACAAACTGAAATATTTGGCCAAACAATATTTGTTCAACACGATTACCAAAGTATTCTTCTTTGATAAAAGGTAAAACCTTTCTAGTATAATCTTCTCTAAAAAATAAACTAGAGATTATTGTTTGTTCAATTCGTGATTGCTGTACCATCTTTTAATTTTTCTTCCAATAGTTCTAATAATATGTCACCAATATAATCTATAAACTCAGAATTGTCAAGCAAATCCAAGTCATTAGGATTTTTATCAACTGTGTAGTCAAACTTCATAGGTAATTTGCCATCAGGAAGAGCCTCTTCCTCTGGTGCAAATGCAACTCTACCATAGTGGTAAATTACATCTTTAAACTTACCCTCTGTTAACTTGATACAAGAATAATCTGTGCCCTCTTTTTGAGCAAAGGTATATCTTCTATTCTTCGTCTTGTCCGTAGGTGAATTTTTGTTTTGTGTAGTCATCAATCTTATCTAATACCTCTTTTGTAAAATACTTTTCGGGCTCTGTATTGATAGACTTACCAAAAACTTTAGTACCGTCTGGTAGTTCATATCTTGTAGATACTTTCTTAAAGACACCAGCTTCTTCGCCTAGTTCTAAAAGACCATAGTATCTGTCAAGACCAGTTTTATAAGTTAGTCTTACATCAATTTGTGCGTTCTCTTTTGTTAATCTCGATTTATAGTTTTTACAATGTATAATATTACCGACTACCTCTGTACCATCTTTTTCTTTTCTTTTACCTAGGTAGATGATTGATGAAGCAGCGTATTTCAAACCTGAACCGCCACCCATTTCTTTTTGTGGAAACATAGAACCAATAACATCATAAGTGTGATTGGTCATTATCATAGGAACATTTGCTTGACCTAGTTTTAAAGTCAATACTCTGAAAGTAGATTTGACAATTTGTGACCTTGTCATGTCTCTTGTTTCTTTACCAGCAGCCGTATCTTCCATTTCTTTTGTAGTAGATAACATACCTAAACTATCTAATACAAACATCATAGGTTTTCGTTTGTCTTCTGGTTGTTCCAAATATTTGTCAATTATTTTAATTGATTGAGCTCTGAATTCTTGTACTGTTGCAACTGGCATTACAACAAGTCTGCTACTGTCAACACCTCTACTTTCAACCATATCTCTGGATATAGCATTCTCTGACTCAAAGTAGATTACACCTGCGTCTTTGTTTACCTCTAAAAAGGACTTTACAACACCTAACGCAAAGAAAGTTTTACCTGTAGCAGCTTCACCTGCAATTGCTGTGATACGATTGCCTGGTAGGCCACCGTAAATTGAACCGGATAATAATGCATTGAAAGAGTATGAACCTGTATCAATAAAACTATCTACATCACCTCCAGCAACACCGTCTTTTGCCAATGTGGCAAATTCATTACCGGTTTCTTTTATAATATCTTTTAAAAAATCACTCATAATTTCTCCTAATATACATCATTTGTTTCATATTGTCAAGCTTTATCTGATAATATCTATTTGACTATCTTTTGTCCAAACTTCTAAATTTTTTCTTAATCGGCCATCTTCGTTAAGTTTAGACCATCTTTTGGTTGCATGTTTTCGCCACCATTCTATAAGTTCATTATCATAGAATCTATCATAGTTTTGTGCTCTAACAATCTTGTCTGTTTTACCGTTTACTATATCTATATAGTTATCTATACCATAGTTACTTACATAATATCTTTTTCTTTCTGTAAGTTTTTTTGCATTACTAATCGTAGTGTTAAATGTTTTTAAATCATCACCATCTAGTGTTCGTTTTACTAAACCAATAATTGCATTTGTAAGTTTTAATTTTCTACTACTTGCATTTTCCGGCACCAGAGGACCTGTTTTATCTTCTACATAATGTTGTAAATCTTTAAATGGTTTACCGTGTATCATAGGTATAAAATCACTATCAGTTAAACCTTTATATCTTAACATAGGTTTCATACCATCATATTGACTTGCTGACTTTGAATTGCCATATAAACTTGTAGTTTCAAACATACACAAGTTCATATCATATTTCTTATTTAATTTTTCTCTAACTTCATGTGAACAACATAAAGCGGCCAACAATTTACCACCAAGGTAATTAAAACCAAATGGCTGTGTAGGCACAATTACAAAACCCATAATAACAGTTTTGTTAAAAACTTTTAAATCGGGTACATTTCCCAATAATACATTTCGTGGTTTACAATTAATAACAGGAGAACCGAAGCGCATAAAACCAACAAACTTATTAGTATTCTTTTCTCTAACTGCAAGTTTCAAAGCCTTTCCTGGAATACTGACCATATTACTATGACTTGAAATCATATTAATAGAAGTGTCCCATGTATGGTTGTCTAGTTCAACAACTTCCAAATCCATAACCTCTGGCGACATATCAAAGTCATCAAACATATCTGAGTCTAAGCCCATACCAGGAAGTGGTTGAGGTATGGTTTCTATTTGTGCCATTTTTTGGTCACGCATATACTGGTCAATACGATTAAATTGGCCAAAATAATCTGTAAACACATTAGCACAATGTTGTGCTTCATCTCTACTTAGGGTCTTCGGCATTCCACATCCATAATAATAAACACATTAATAATAAGGGTATTATACTATATAATATTGATAAAGTCAAGCTTATACCTCATTCCCCCAATAATCCCAATTAGGGTAGGTTTTGTTTCTAGCAAACAATTCAATATAAGGACCTGGCACTAATCTTTCAATGTCTCTATGAATTAATGGTTTCTCGGAATGTCTGCGTCTTTCTGACACAATCAATTGTGCCACATCTTTATTGATTCGTTTTGGTCTACCTTTTGTTGCAAGTAAACACATTTCAGGATTACCTCTTGTCCAATAGCCTAGACCTGTAAAAAATCCCATAGTATTTTTATTTGTTTTTGCCCATGTAAAACCTACTGTTTTGTACTGAAACCCCCATGCTTCAATTACATCAAACGCTAAGTCTAACATAGGGTCAATAACCCACATTAATAATACAGAGTTGTCAGCAGATATATCTTTTACAGGTAAATCACATATATCTTTTAGCTCCATGCAATTATAATGTTGATTAGGATTTCTGCCTTCACCTTTTTTAGACCTAGATTTAAAGTACCAAGGTGGGTCGGCATATATCAAACCATATTTTTTATTTGGAAAATTAACCAAAGAATGCCTCCAAACTCGCTTGTGGTTCTGCCTTCCACCCTATTGCGTCAAGAATAAATCTCATAGGGTCAAGGAAAGTCTTTTCAAATTGTACATCATAGTCAACATATTGTTGTAGTTTAAATTCTTCAGGCAATGTGGTAATATAACTTATCACATCAAACTTAAATGGATTTGCCTGTTTTAGTTTGATAAATTTAATCTTGTCGCCTTCTTGTATTAAAGGATATTTGTTTTGTAAACCAAGTTTGTGTATTTGGTAATTATATATCAATGCACCTTTTACATGTATCGGTGTGCCTTTGATAAAGATGTTTGCACTATCACGATACTTTTTAAGATTGTTACAAGACCTAGGAAAAGCAATCTGTTCGGCCTTCATTTCAAAAAATTCTTTCTTGAAGTCTGCAACTAGTTTATGCAAATCAGATTGTTCTTTACCCATAATTGTTTTGATTGCTTCTTTAATTTTAACACGACAAACACCAGGTGTAGATGATTTAACTGCCTCGATACCCATAAGTTTTAGTTTAGGTTCTGCAAGTCTAACACCTTCCTCGTCAATCACATTTAACATATATCTTTTCTTTGCAACCCATATGCCTTTGTCGGCGATTACTTCTCGTTTCATAACCATGGCATTTTTAAATGCGTTAGAATAATCTGCTAACTCATCAAAACATTTTTCAATATATGGTTCTAACTTTTGTTCACATACTTTATTTAAGAAGTCTGTAATTTGTTCATTTGTTTTACCTTGACAGGTTTTTTCCACAAGTTTACCAAATCGAACATAGATACTATCAGTATCAGACGCAACAATGTAATCATGTTGGTCTTTTGTTTGTAAAATACCGTTTAGATATTCATTCACTTTCTTTTCAATGAAACGAATAATAAACTGACCAGCTGTTGTAATACCACTTGCCTGTCGTACATCATAATATCTAAAGTATTGATTGCCTACTGCACCATAAGCTGAGTTCAATGCAATCTTTTTTGACCATTGAATATTGTGACACCTTGCAATCTCTTTGACAAGTTTAGGGTCTTTTGTTTTTTCGTATTCTTTTTTTGCCTTAATCATTCGTTTCTTAAATACAACTCTTTCATTGTACATCTTTTCCATCATCTCAGGTAAGAAACCTTGACTATCGTTTTTGAATTTTGCACCGTTAGGTGTTAAACATGCACCCTCAGTTTTAAGATAATTAAGTGGTACTTTCATGTCAATCATTTTATTAACATTGACACCATGACTACTTTCACCTAGTATTTTTTCAGGCGAAATATTATACTGAATAATAATATGTGGATATAGAGAGTTAATATCAAATGAAACAATCCAATCATGGCCACCTAGTATTGGTTCTTTTACATAAGCGCCTTCATATTTTGTTTCTTTACTATTCTCTTCTCTTGGTGGCACACATATAT